CGCACATATCGCAATTGATACAGCGTTTAGTAATTAGTAAAGACATTTCAATGAATTACCGTCAAATCATTTTAAAATCAGCAAGTTAAAGAGTTTCTCTATCGCTCTCTATTATTTACTTACTGTATGTTGATACAGTGTATTTAACCCTGATAAACTCAGTCCAGTAACACAAAGCCGCAACACATTGCATTTTGTCACGCTGAAAAGACCTGCATGTGTGAGCTTGTTTTCTGTGCCTTCACAGATAAGGATTGAGAATGCCGCGCACTGTAACACATAAACCGGATAGCCCCAATAATGACGATGTTTTAGCCTCGTCTGAAAAGTGGGATGCCTGTAAACCCCCCTATACCAGCTCACACATGAAAATCTGTGTTGCTGCCGCCAAAACTATCCTCTCCGCTTCTGGCGTCGCCCGTCGCTCCAAATACGAAAAAGAAAATTATCTCCGTATTGATTTTAGTAAAGCAGGTAAGGTGACATTTTACGCCGAGTTCCCTAAAAAGATGGGACTGAAAGGTAAAAAACTTGGTGAATGGCCCGAACTCGCAATTCAAATAGCCAGAGAGAAAGCATCAGAAATGGCAGAGGGTGGGTTGCGTGCTGAATCTGTTCACGTCGCTTTGGAAATGTACCGTGACGACCTTAAAGCAAAAGTTGACCGGCAGAAGTTAAGTCCTGATAGCTTCACGACCTACGGGGTACGTATAGACAGAATCAAAGCGACGTTCGGAGAGCGTGAAGTGTTCAGTGATGTGACATACAGTCGGCTGGTGGATGTTCTGGATGAGTGGATCGCAACACGTTCCAATAATAACGCGCTAGAGTTATTTGGTGAGCTTCGTCGGTTCTGGAAATTTTGTGCTCCTACACTTTGCAATGGGCGTAACATTGCCGCCAGTTTGCCAGATGATTATGTTTCTTCTCGTGTGCAGAAACCAACTCCAACGCGACTATTTACGGATATTGAATCAATCGCCCGTCTTTGGCTCAATGTGGCTGCCTGCACTTCTATACACCAGAAAAATGCCGTTAGATTCATGATTATTACTGGCGTTCGCCCGATAAACATTAATAACTTGCGCTGGGATTACGTCAACGAAGATGCAGATGAAATCGTTTATCCAGAAGGCGTGATCGGTATGCGCGGGGCGATGAAAACACAAAAGGCTTTCCGCCTGCCGATAACGCCAGAGATCAGGAGGATTATCGACGAGCAGAAAACCTGGCGCGATTCAGTTCCTGAGTGCAATAAAAATTATGTGTTCTTGCAGCCGCGCGACCCTATGCAAGCATTTTCAAAACGATCACTGGATAAACTGGTGAAAACATACAGCCCGGAAGGGGCGGTAAAGGGTATGAAGCATGACGGGACAATAAAAGGGAAAGAAGGGGCATTTAATACGATGTGCCGTAAATTCCTTAAGAGCAATGTTATTGCCCTGATGAAGGAAAGAGGCTACTCCCGATCAGATAGAAGGGAAGTAAGCCTCCTGTGTCTTCACCATTCCAGCAAGTCAGATGACCCGATGGCAGAACACTACGACTTTTCAGATGAGATTTTGCAGGAAGAGATTGCGTTAAAGCGCGAGGCATTTGAGGCTCACGAGCGGAGCATACTCGCGCAGGTTGCACTACTAAGACGACGGGGTTAATACTGGCTCCGGCATTTCTGGATAAAAGCCTCTACATTACGGCGCTCATAGCGAACGACTTTAGCGCTGAATTTTACAGGGGCTAATGTAGAACGGTGCCGGTGTTCTGTATTCCATTTACATAATGTTTTTTGCGTAATCCCTAATTTCTGGCATACCTCGTCCGGAGTGAGGAGATCATCAGGTTGTTCAGTCATGTTATTCCTCACTGTTATCGATGGTGATGATGAGCCGCTTCCAGATAGCTGAGACATACTTAGCCTGATGTTTTGCATCGGCTAGGGCATTATGCATGTCACCTTCAAACGGTATGTCCCGGCGTGGGTTGATTCCTATTTTCCTTCCTAATTCGACGATAGTTCGGACATCACGATCATTCCAGAATTTCCACATGCAGGGGATTAATTCACGGTCATAGCTGGAGCGGAGGATTACATTATCAAAGGTAGCGCCATTACCCCAGACCTGAACTTTATCAATGTCAGAGTTATCAAGAATAAAGGTATTCAGCTTTATCAGGGCGGCTGAAATCGTTGTCGCATCCTCATCGCAAATAGCCATTCGAGCTCCTTCGCTTTGCCGCATCCACCAAATTATTGTTTCAGGGTCAGGAACGGCACCTCCAGCAATCGCGCTTTTCAGGCTAACAACCCGGTAAAATTCAGGGCCCAGTTCACCAGTTGAAGGATCAAAAAACACAGCACCGATAGAGACGATGGGGGCATTTGGTTTATTCCCCATAGTTTCAAGGTCGATCATTAAATTGTTCACGTTAAATATTCTCCTGTTTCGGTGCTGCTTTAATCATTGCTGCCCAGCACAACTCAGCCCGGCGCGCCGCCTGTCGGCATCCACTCAATGCTTCGTATTCCTCCCACTTTTTTTCATCGCTGAAGTGCGGGTCTGGAACCGATTCGAAGCCGTTAATAATCATGTCCTCGGTAGGAACAATCGGCACAATAACGTAACCATCTGGCACTACCGGAACTGGCTGTGCGTGGCGATAGAGCATTATCTGGCGGCGTGGGTCAGCAAATTTATTGGCATCTTTGTCAATGCCAAACAAATAACCGATTCCAGCAACTTTCGCGTCGCGCAACTCCTCCTCGTCTGTCCACGTCACAGGCTCAGCGCTAAACGATGTTATTGCCACATCAATCACCTTCAATACATCAGCGAGAATGTAAGCTCTGTTCCCCCCGTTTGAGTACTGGGTATCATGCAGCAGGTGTTCACGTATCTGGTGCAGGCGATCGAGTGATACAGGACCGTGCGCCGGGTGGTTGTTAGTTGTCATGGGGTAGTCCTTACACTGCTAATTGCAGTTGCATGTCGAATCGGTCACGCTGCTCGCAGTACGCGAGAGAGCCGGGGCTGTTATGCGATTCAATGCGCTCAACCATCAGCGCGGCGCGTGTCTCTTTGCTGGCTGGCGCATAAGCTCCTGACCAGGCTTTATCAATGCCGATATTGCGGGCGACGTTTGTGCTGTCAGCGCTGGCTAATGGTAGCTTTGTGAAAATTAGTGGGTTTAGCATACGCAATCCGTGTAACTTCGTGACAGGTTGGCTGTGAGCATCAACAACATGACGAATCAGGTCTTTCATTCTGGCTACAGCAAGGTTGGGACGCTTAACGTCATAGTCACCACATGAACCGATTGCAACGCGGGGATACTCATTGCAGAGCCTGATAAAACGCTCGTCGCTTTCATTCATGTGCCAGACAGGAACGCCGAAAAACTCCCCATGCGGCCACTCATCAAGAAGCGCTTCGTTCTCTTCCTCGCCGCCGTCGATAACATCCGGGATGATGGCGAAATCAAAGCCAGGATGATTTTTCCAGCGGGCCACAAACTCGTAGTAATCGCTCCAGTCGATTTTGTTTTTGCCAGCTGCTTTCCACGCAGTGAATGCACCGTTGTCCAGCGCGAATGACTGGCAGTATTCAGCCGCGAGGTTAATTTGCCCTGAGTGCGCGAAACTGATAAACGCATGGCGTCCTTTCCACGCTTTCATGGCGCACGTATCCGGCGTTATTGGTCCGCCGTGATAGTGAATCATCTCACTCCTCCTTCACGCCAATGCCAGCGGCGGTAGCTGACTCTTCATGCGCGCGTTTAGCAGCATTAAGGATTGCTGCCAGTGGTGTATAGCCGCCATCCATTCGAATTGTGTTGTGGATTCCCGTCATTGTGTCGCGCAATTTGCTGTGGCTCGCAGACAGTTCTGCTATGCGCTTCTCTGCTGCTTCCAGCTTTTCACGCGCATCCCGCATATCGTCACGCATAGCAATCGCAACTGCTTCAAGGGAATCCTTGTCGCGCTGTAGTTGGAGGTTTTCATCCAGCAGAGACAGCACTGCTACGGGACTTGCTGCGGCTATGAATGCAGCATCACTCCGTCCGTTGTCACTGAACACCATAGCGATTTGCTCGCTGTCATCGCCATCAACGGCGTAAACCTCATCGCCGAGTTCAACAACCCATTGCCCTGCTGTCGTATTCTCTGCCGCTTCACGCAGCGCCTGTTTGTTGAGTGCTGTCATTGGGCTGCCTCCTGGGTAACTTTTTCGACTAACTCAATCCACTTCGGTGCCAGTGTATTTTCTGCTTTTTCGCGGCTACTGGCAGGTCCGTTGAGCTTCACGCTGTAATGGTCATACGGGCATCTGATACCACCCCAAACCCAGCCAAGATGATTGGGTTTCAGCGAGTACTCGGGCATATTTCCGCACGTAGGGCATCTTGGTAAATCAGACTGCTTCACGGCGACACTCCATCAGTAGTTGATTGAATTGAATTAGCATTGCGTTACCACACCCATAAGGGAGATCGTTAACGCGGTAAGTAGGGACACCGTTGCACATCCCTGATTTCACAACGCGACCAGTGGTATAAAGCTGGGATATTGCGCCTGATACAGCGGGTGTCTTCTTGTTCAGCCCTCTGGCGATGTCACCGCTGGTGGTGTTTGGATGAGCCTGGATGTATTCAAAAACCGTCATCGCGCCGCCTCCCGCCTCGCCGTCTTATTGGCTCGAAGCATTTCTTTAGAGCGACCTGAGATCACAGTCTTCATCAGGAAGAAGCCGCAACGCTCGGCAATAACCCCCGGCGTACACATCAGAACCATATCAACGACGCGAACATGACGACGAAACTCAAAAACGGTACTGGTGATGATGATGTTTGCCGCAGCACCCTTATCCTGGTATTCGATATTCATGAAATAACCCTCGCTATAAGTCGTGCCGTGGCGATGAAACAATAGAACCCCGCGGTTAAACCAATTCCGGTAAGAGAAGAAAAGAGCAGTGTCCACATCACCAGTTCAGAAACTTTTTTCATGAGGTCACCCCATCAGCCTCGTGACGAAATTCGCGAAGAATTGAGATTATTTCAGCCTGCATTGCTGGTGGCACTTCAATGGTCAACGTTTCGCCAGAGTCCTCAGCACATGAAGAAATAAGCTCAAGAAACTTTCTTGCTTTTCCGGCATTAAATTGGGGATTGGCGATGCTCTTGGTTATTTTTTTCTTTCCTGCCGCTTCTGCTTTCTTCATCAGACGTGAAGCTTCGCGATCGGCATACACACCATGCTCGCGGGAGATACCGATGGCGATGGCATAATTCATGGAACCATCACGAACGAGTTTTTTGATATATGGAGTACATTCG